AATACATCTCTTAGTGTTGTATCAGAATCTTCTGATACAGGAAGATCAAGTATTTCTGCATATTCTTGTCCATCATAAATTTGTTTTAATTTTAGTCTATATAAATGTGGATACCATGTTTGACTAAATCCTTCTGCGGCTCTGTTTACATCCTCTACAACATAAAACCGTTTAAGTGAAACATCGTAGTCATTTAATGCATATTCGTCTTTTAAATGCGGCAATTCAATTACATCGCCACTCATAATTTTTCTGCCTAATGTCTTTACACTACTGTTAATCGGTATAGTCATAAACAGTGTATCATTACTTAAAAATAATCCAAATTGTGATAGATCAAAATCAATATCTTGTACATTATAAATTCCGCGCATTTCATAAACATCTGGATCGTATTTACGATCTCTGTTTTCTAAAAATAACAAGTCTTGGATGTTTGTTTCTTTTACTACATCGTACTCTGGCTGTACAGCACTCCGGTCATCTTCTGCCGGTGCGTCGGGTCCTAAATATTTGTGTATATTAATATCAGTGCCGCCAATGGTAAACATTTCTTGGATTTGCTTATCCAAAAAGTAATAATCATTGCCGCGTTCGGGTTTATATAGAGATAGTCTTGGCATATGTATATTTAGCATAAATACTAGTGGAGACAAACTATGGCAGACTTAGCAACACAAAAACAAGAAATATTTGATTACGTTAATACGTTCCTAGGTGGTGGGATGGTTGATGTTGAACTTGATCCTATACATTATCAAACTGCACTTAATAAAGCACTAAGTCGTTTTAGGCAGCGTAGTGATAATAGTGTTGAAGAATCTTATATATTTTTAACTACAGTTATAGATCAAAATGAATATACATTACCTAATGAAGTTATAGAAGTACGTAAACTATTTCGTAGAAGTATTGGATCACGTTCGGGAGGCGGTGACGGCGGAAGTATGTTTGAGCCGTTTAATCTAGCGTACACAAACACTTATTTGTTATCAGGTTCTAAGATGGGCGGACTAGCAACATATGATTTGTTTTCACAACACCAAGAACTAGTAGGCAGAATGTTTGGGTCATTTATTGAATTTAAATGGAATACTACAAGTAAAAAACTTACACTACTACAGCGTCCTAGAGCAGAAGAAGAACTATTACTTTATTGCTATAATTATCGTCCAGATAGTCAGCTACTAGAAGATTATTTAGCAAGCCAATGGATTAAAGACTATACTCTTGCAAGTTGTAAGTATATGCTAGGCGAAGCACGTTCAAAGTTTGCTACTATCGCAGGCCCTCAAGGCGGCTCAACACTAAACGGCGATGCGCTCAAAGCAGAGGCTCAACAAGAAATGGATAAACTTGATGCTGAACTAACTTTACAAGTATCCGGCGGCGTTGGCTACGGCTTTACTATTGGCTAAAAACACTTGACAAACCCTTAAAATTAAGTTATACTACATAGTATACTTTAAGGAGAATTGTATGTTACCTAAATTACTTGTTGTTGGCCACGGTCGTCATGGCAAAGATACTGTTTGTGAACTGCTTGAACAATACGGATATACATTTCAGTCTAGTTCAAAATTTTGTTCACAATTGTTTATCTTTGATGATCTAAAAGACAAGTACGGATACGCTGATGAGGAAGAGTGCTATACTGATAGGCACAATCGTCGCACCGAATGGTATAATATGATACATAACTATTGTAGTGATGACTTAGCAAGATTGGGACGTAACTTATTCTCCGAACATGATATCTACTGTGGTCTACGTAACAAGCGTGAATTCTTTGCAATGCAAAATGAAGAAATATTTGACTACGCTATTTGGGTAGATAGATCAGATCATTTACCTCCTGAATCAAAAGACTCAATGAGCATTGAGCAATGGATGTGTAATTATACTATTGATAACAACGGCGACTTACAGCGACTAAAAAAGAATGTACATGTTCTAATGCAAACAGTATTTAAAAATCAGGGGTTAAATCTCCCTGCCGCCAGCGAATACCTTCTTTCTGAAGTGTTCGTTGACAGTTAGCACAAATAGTTTTTAAATTATTAGGACGACAATTATTTAAATCACCGTCTACATGAAACACATTAAACTGTTCAGAATGTTTTGATTTAAAACCACACTTTTCACATATATCTTTTTTCACATATCCTTTTTGTTGCCACATAGGTATACCGTGGCCAACACCATTACGCAAGCACGATTCGCACTTTTTACGGTAGTACGTTCTGCCGTCTTTTTTATAATTAATAGCAGCAGGCCGTTGTCCACAAACACATAAAGGTCTCATATTGTATTTAGCTCACCTTTTCTACCCCTTTTTTAGGTGTCTATTATAGGTGATTTATTAATTAAATGGTAAATATACATATAGAACAACTAATAATTCCAACAGGAGAAATAACATGGCATTAGTATCACCAGGCGTAGAAGTCAACGTAATTGACGAATCGTTCTACACCCCAGCAGCTGGCGGAACTGTACCTATGATTTTTGTAGCAACTGCTAGTAACAAACTTTCAAGCAGCGGCGCAGGAACAGCACCAGGTACAACTAAAGCAAACGCTGGTCAACCTTACTTACTCACCAGTCAGCGAGAGCTTGGTGAAACATTTGGCGACCCATTATTTTATAGTGACACATCGGGTAATATGGTCCACGGCGGCGAGCTTAACGAATATGGCTTGCAAGCTGCTTATTCTGCATTAGGCGTTTCAAATCGTGCTTATGTAGTAAGAGCAGACATTGACTTAGCTGAACTAGAAGCAAGTGCATCAGCACCGGGTGGAGCACCTGCAAATGGCGCATGGTGGTTAGACACTCTTGCAAGTGAGTTTGGTATTTTAGAATGGAACGGCGATGCAATAACAACTGTAGGCGGACAAGCATTTACTGGTGCATCACACATTGCTATTACATCAAGTGATGACTTAGATGATAGTGATATGCCTAAAGAGTCAATTGGTGCTATCGGCAACTATGCTATTGATCATTCAAGCAATGATAATAGAGTATTTTATAAGTCACCAGGTTACGGTGCATCACAAGCAACAAGAACAGCAAATGCAGGCAAATGGGTTCTACTTGGAAGTAACGAATGGGCAGATAGTTATCCAGCAGCAACAGGTTCAAATGCTCCAGCAACAGTTGATGCTACACATACAATTGTACTAAATGGTGTTTCAGTCGTTGCTGGCGGCACAACATTTACTGATGTAGTTGCAGCAATTAATGCAGCAGCAGTAACAGGCGTAAATGCTGCACTAGTTGATAGTAGAATTAAAATTTATGTAGATGCTACAGCAATTGATGATGAAGGCGGTTCGGGCACTACAGCTACAGGAACAGTTAGTATTGCAGAAGGCAGCGGAACACTAGTAGCAAACTTAGGTTTAACAGCTGGAACATACTCTGCACCAAGAGTGCAAATTGCTCCACATACAAGTGTACCTGAATTTAAGTCTTCAGACACATCACCTGCACCAACAGGCAGTGTTTGGATTAAAACTACACAACCAAATGGCGGCGCAAATATTAACATTAAAAAATATTCAGCAGCAGCTAGTGTTTGGAATAAAGTTTCAGCACCAATTTTTAATACACCTCAGCAAGCAATTTACAGTTTAGATCCAACTGGCGGCGGCTTAAATATTAATGTCGATGCATTATATGCAGACGTTAATGTTAGAGGAACAACAACGCCACTTGCTGACTTTAAAGTATTCCGTAGAAGTACAATTGGAGCAACAATAATTACCAGTGCTAGAGTTTCGTCAACAGGTGTTACAGCAGCTACATATACATTTACTGTAGCAGAAACAACAGCGGCAACAGCCAGTAAAGCAAGCCCAGTTACAGTAAGCGTTACAACTGCTGCTGACATTGCTGATGCAGATACATTAGCTGGTCAAATTAACGCAGCAGGATTAACGAATGTTATTGCTGTAGTTGATGCACAAAATCGAGTACAGATTTCACACAAACTAGGCGGTGAAATTGACTTAGTTGATACTGACGGTGGTTTAGCACTATTTGGCTTTAGTGCAAGTGCTGGCGGAACAACTAACTTGTATTTTGCTCCAGGCACAACAGCAGCTACATCACCAAAGCAGTTTGTAGCGTCAAATTGGGAACCACTTGTATATTCAGCTTCAAATAACGCACCATTGAGCTTAACAGCACAGGGCGCACTATGGTATAATTCAATTGTCGACGAAGTTGACATGATGGTACACAATGGTGAGACTTGGGTAGGTTTAGCATATGACGGAGCGGCCGGCGAAAGCTCAATTGCAAGCCCTTACAGTGGTACAGATATAGAAGGACCGATTGTTTCAGCAACTGAGCCAACTACACAAGCTAATTTGTCAGCACTAGTAACAGGTGATATTTGGGTTAGCACATCAAGCGTAGAAGACTATCCGGTAATTTACAAATATAATGCAACTATTGCTGCAACAGGAGCAAATGGTTGGATTTTAGTTAACAATACAGACCAAACTACTGAAGAAGGTATTTTGTTCGCTGATGCACGTTATGGCGACAGCGGTGGCACAACACTAGCAGCTCCAGATGCTACTATTTCAGAAATGCTTACTAGTGATTACTTAGATCCAGATGCTCCAGACCCAGCATTATATCCAAAAGGTATGTTGTTATGGAACACACGTAGAAGTGGCTTCAATGTTAAGCGTTTTGAGCGTAACTATATAGATACTAACGGAACTAACGGACGTTACGGAGACCTAAGTACAACTAGTTACTATCCACATCGTTGGGTAACAGACTCAGGCAATAATGAAGACGGTTCAGGAACATTTGGTCGTCATGCACAACGCAAGAGTGTTGTACAAGCGTTACAAGCACTAGTAAACAGTAACCAAGAAATACGTGACGAAGAATCACGTCAGTTTAACTTAATGGCAGCGCCAGGTTATCCTGAACTAATTGGTGAAATGGTTACACTAAACACAGATAGACGTTTAACATCGTTTGTAGTTGGTGACACACCATTCCGTTTAACACCAGATGCAACTTCATTAAATGAATGGGCATCAAACGTTAAACTTGCTGTTGAAGATAACGACAATGGTGCAGTGAGCTTTGACGAGTATATGGCTATGTATTACGGTGCAGGCTTTACAAGTGACAACTTTGGTAACAACATTGTTGTTCCTCCAAGTCATATGGCACTACGTACTATTATACTTAACGACCAAGTTGCGTTCCCCTGGTTTGCTCCAGCAGGTACAAGACGAGGCGGCGTAAGCAACGCAACAAGCTCGGGTTATATTAATAACGAAGGAGAGTTTGTTTCAGTAGCACTAAACACAGGACAGCGTGATACACTATATTCAAATAAGATTAATCCAATTACATTCTTAAGTGGTGCAGGATTAGTAGTATTTGGGCAAAAGACTCGTGCAAGAAACGCAAGTGCATTGGATAGAGTTAACGTAGCACGTTTAACTGTTTACTTACGTGGACAGCTTGAATTATTGGCAAAACCATACTTGTTTGAACCAAATGACAAGATTACACGTGATCAAATTAAAGCATCAGCAGATGCATTGTTATTAGAATTAGTAGCACTACGTGCATTATATGATTTCTTAGTTGTATGTGACGAATCTAATAATACAGCAGCTAGAATTGATCGTAATGAGCTTTACTTAGACGTAGCTATTGAACCAGTTAAGGCGATTGAATTTATTTACATTCCGCTAAGACTTAAGAATACTGGGGAGATTGCTGCACTAGGTTAATATGCGCACTTAATGGGTGGATGAAATACTCCACCCAAAATAGCATAAATACATGTGTAACAGGAGATTATAAAAAATGCCAATCACAACACTACAAAACATTAGTATACCTACAGAAGGTTCTGGATCTAATTCATCTTTATTGATGCCTAAGTTACAGTATCGTTTTAGAGTATTACTTGATAGTTTCGGTACTACAGGCGGTGCTGACGGAACAAGAGAAATTTCAAGACAAGTAGTAGACGTAACCCGTCCTAACTTATCTTTTGAACAAATGACAATCGATGCTTATAACTCAAGAACATATCTTGCAGGTAAGCATACATGGGAACCAATTACACTTACATTGCGTGAAGATGCTAATAATAATGTACAAAAAATTATTGGTCAGCAACTACAAAGACAGTTTGATTTCTTTGAACAACAAAGTGCTATATCAAGTGGAACATATAAATTCCAAACTAGAATTGAAATCTTAGACGGCGGCAACGGCGTAGACGGAGCTAACGTAATCGACAGATTCCAACTAGTAGGGTGCTATATTGAATCAGCAAACTACAATACATTGGCATATGCTACAAGTGACGCAGTAACTACATCATTAACTATCCGTTATGATAATGCGATACAATTTGGCGGCGATGATATTTCAG